TCCCGTCAGTGACAGTCAGTGCCTGAGTGGACCCCGTGCCAGTGGTGGACTCGACCTCGGCCTTGCTTACGCTGATGGCAGCACTGTCCTGATAAGGCCATATCGCCCAGCATCCCGTTCAGCGGAACCTCGTTGGGTGCAGTGCCAACGTCTGGGACTTCGAGGTTGCCTTTAGCGTCTGGGAGTGTAGTTGCTCCAGTTCCACCCTCGGTGATCTGCTTAGTGCCGTCGGTTACCCGAACGTAAGCGGATCCGTCATAGACTGCTTGGTCGCCGACTGAGTAAACGCCGAACGCAGTCTGGATCACATAAAAGTCACCTTGAGTCGTGGACGTTAAATCTCCAGCACTGTTGGCTACCCCAACGAAGTTAAGACCCTGAGATAGGGTGTCTGGAATCTGTGACGGATCCAGCTTGTTATCACTGCCGAGCGTAGCGACTTTGTACGTGCTGGTGCCTGACTGGAAATCCCCAGAGATGGCAGTCTTCAACTCACCATAGTTTAAGCGCCTGGTACCTGCACTGCTGCTATCAATGATGAACTCATCTGTATCCGCTGCCGGTGCAGATGTATTCGGGAGGTCTTTGACTCGAATGTTTGCCATGTTACTTGACTATTAGATTGGAACCGTCGAACAGATTGTGACCAGTGTCGGTCACCAGGTAGGTCGCAAACACACCGGCGTCACTGCTGGTGATCTTGCGACCAAATATTACTCGGTGCAGCAGGGCTATCATGCCAGTGTCAGGGACATGTCCCCGGAGGTCAGCGTGATGGCAGTGATGTCCAGTCGCCAGACAGTGCCAGCTGGGATCGATAGGTTGGTCACGTCACCGTCGGCTGATGAGGTCATGCTCGCGATAACGCAATCACTCAGTGCCTGGATGCACGTAAACTTCCCGGTATATGCTGCCGAGTCGCGGATGACTTTTACCCTGCTTGATGGGATGTCGTTCATAGATTCCAGATTTTCTTAACTTGATTCTTACTAAATTTGCTATTCCAGCCCTTTTCTTCGGCCTGGTAGTAACCCCTCTTCATTGATGCCCTCTGATCGGGCAGCTGGGCTCCGGTGTTAACCATGAATCCCTCCGGGGTTGTCGTCCTCGTCCAATGGTGCCCATCTTGGACAACATCACTCGTCCCAATGGGGACATTCATTTCCAGGGTTTGCCCTGCTTCGTTTTCAAACGTATAAGTCGGCATAAACGGTGTTGACCACCTAGTGTTTAAAAGAGGGGGAGGTCACCCTCCCCCCTGAGTATGAACACGCGAACAAATATTAGGACTCAGCCTGGAGAGGGATGTAATAAGTCCCTGCCCCAATAGCTGCGCCCGAGCTGTCAACCAGCTTCACTTTGAGTCCGTAGGTAATGCTTCCGAGAGTTCCGGTGGTCTTGATGACCGAGCCGGCGCTCGCGGATGCGGTGCCTTTGAACGTCAACGCAGCTGCGTCATCGACAACGAATGTTATTGGTTCGTCCACTGGCTTCTGGGCCAGGCGTACTTTGACTTCGCTCATAATTGCGCTCCCTGTAGCATTGCGAGCATACCCTCACGGTCGGGCATCTCACCGGGTTCTTGCATGTCTCCGCCGAGATCCACACCGTTAGCTTTGTTAGCGTAAACGCTAACCGAACCCTCACCGACAGACTCAACGGTTCCCTCAATGGTGATGCTCACAACATCTCCCTGGGCCGGCATTACTGCCTCGTCACCGTCCATCAGCTGGACTGCCTCGGCTGGTATATCGAACGAGATTGGCATGATTACTGTCCGTAGTTAGTGGTGCTGTAAACCCTAGCGATGTGCTTGGGCTGAATGTTCTTGGCAGCGGTGTAGAACTTCATACCAACTTTGGTCTGTAAGTTCAGAGGGTCAGACTTGTCAGCTCCATTGGTGATGATTATCGATGGGGCGAACGGAGACTGACTGTTGAGGCTGGCACAAGCGTAAGCTTCTGCACCAACAACAACCGAACCGTAGTAAGCACCATTGCTAACGTAGGTGAACTGAGCACCAACAGCTGCACGGTATGGCAGGGTGGTTTCTACGAAGCGAACACCATGCAAGCGTCCGATTTCACCGCGAACGATGTTGTCAGGAGCGGCATAGTGGTGAGCAGCAATCCAGTCACCGTCGTTCATCAGATCGCGAGCGACCTGAGGCCCAACCACAGCAACGAAGAATCCGTTGATTGGGGTGGCTGCTTCAATCTTGAGGGAAGTGGCGGCGTCCAGGAAGTCAGTAGAATCAATAGCAGAGATGCTAGATCCCCAAGAAGTTGTGCTGCCGGAGTAGATGTTGTTTGTGGATGGAATACCAGAATCATCCCTAAACAACTCATCGCGGATAATACCATCCATCTTCAGAGCTGCGTCACGACCAACACGCAGAGTAGCCTGCTCGAGGTTGTTGAACAACTCAGTAGCAGAAGCGAGATCCGAGATCGCAATCACCTGACCATACTGGTACAGCTCAACGTCTACAGACTCAATCTGCAACGCGTTTGCAGCTGGGTTAGTTCCCTCAGCAGTGATTTGGGATACATTTGCGGCATTCCCCTCGTCGTAACGGAAGAAGCGCATGTTCTTGGAACCACTCTTCTCAGGCAGTGGTTGCTTGGAAGCAAACTGATCAAGAACAACAGTCTGTTCGATGGTCTTCAGCAACTCGCGGCTGAAGTAGCGTTGAAGCGCGTGTTGCGCCAAGTCCCCTGTATCTGAACCAATGGTTGAGGTCAGATTCCTACTAGCATCTGTAGCCATAATTTAATCTCCTATCTGTCGGCTTCGCGAATCATCCTGAGTATCGCATCTCGTTGCTCTGATTGCGACATGTCGTCGAACCCTTTCGGCCCCGTGCGCCTCATGACGTTCCCTCCGCCGAGGTTTGTTTTCTTTTTTAAATTGGAAAGCTCTGTTTTGAGCTTCTTGTTTTCGATTGTGATTCGTTCCAGGTTCTGCGAATCGACGTAGTATTTGGCCACCTCAACCGCATCCTGGAACCCAGTGCTGTAAGTCGTCAGCGCAGGTTTGTTATCAAGTAGATACTTAACTGCTTTAAACAACTCACTGTCTGCGTCTTTGAGATCCGGATTTTCCTCGGACAACTTAGAAACAGACTCAGACCACTCTTTCTTGAATTTCTCAACTTCAACGGTCTTTGATGCCGATTGCTTTCGGTTCCTGGATTCCTCTGCCATCTTCCTGGCTTGTTCAGCCAGCTCCGGCTCCCCCTCATCCTCAAACTTTTGCGCTACCTGTTCGTAGATATCCGGAGAGTGCTCAGTGCCAGCTTTGGATAATTCCTCAGCAACACGTAGCCTCTCCTGCTCTATCGCCCCGCGTTCCGCTTCCAGTTGCTCTTTGAGCTCCCGGAGCTGCCGCTTTTCCTCGTCGAGCTTTTGCCAGGTTTTCTTTTGCCTGGATTCTGCTTTCCGTAGCTTTTCATATCGGCTTTCAGTTTCGGGATCTGGATCTTCTCCACCCCCGGTATCTTCCGTTTCAGTTGATTCCTCCTCGTAAGATTGGTCATCAACTTGAACCTCTTCATTTGCAGCAGTTGGTTCTTCTGCTGTAGGAGACTCTTCTTCCGGATTGGGAGTTGGCGACTCTCCCGCTTCTTCGCCTGCGAGCATCTTTAAGATGGCATCGCGATCCATGGCTTCGTCCATTAGGTATTGTCATTGTCGTCAGCGAGTAGTCCATGCGAGACCAACGTGTCAAGACAGCCAATGCCGTCTCGAAAACCCGCTGCATATCCGACGTTGTATTGGGCATCACTCGCCCCACGGTCAATAGACGCCAAACTTTGTTTGACGATCCATGAAAAAATTACCGTTTTAATTTTCTGCCCCAACTGGCTGGCTAGGAACGCTTGTAACTGCTCCGCTTCCTGCTTGGTCCATGTTGGGTTGCTGAATTTGGGCAGCATCCTGCTGAGGCGCCACACCTGCCTGATTTGTTTGATTAACTGCATTTGAAAGTTCTGATACCTCCATCGCCAGCTGTCTTGC